AACATGAATAATCGTGAACGATTTGTTACTATTATAGATACTTGTTACACATTACCACAATGTACAAACACTCTTGGAGCATTAACCAATGTTGTACCTAATGGTTTAGACCTACCATGGAAATTCGATGAATTTAGAAAGCTTAAAGAATTAACAACGCATTATAAAGCAGATTCAAACCCAGCAGTAATAGGGGATATAAGTACAGGGGCACTATTTATAATATCACTGGCATTATCAGCAGCTGGTAATGAAAACTTTGAGGCATTTTGGAATGTACGCCTTAAATATGTAGATGTATAATAAATGACATCTCTCGAAAAGAAGGTGTCTGTCCTATGTTAGTGGGTCGCTATTTTCTCTGTACATCGTACCAATTAAACAGTTAGTCGGCCAGCGCAGCGTTCCTGCCCGACAGAATCTCAGCCAAAATAAAAATAGTGACTTAACCACTAGGGTCTTTAAGTGGCGGGCTCTATATTACCCCGCCACTTAACAACACAACATCACAACTAAGAAATGGCTGGCGTTCGAACAACATACTGCTTTACATACAATAACTATGATCAAGCGGGCGTGGATAACTTAAAACAATGGATGACAGACAATTGCAAGTACGGTTGTTTCCAGGAAGAGGTTGCTCCAACCACTGGAACACAACACTTGCAAGGATATATCAATCTAAAGAAACAAGCACGCATAACGACATTGCAAAAAAGGTTCGGCCAAATCGGAGTACAACTGGCATTAATAAACGCGAATGGTACACCGGATCAAAACCGAACATACTGTAGTAAACCAGGTGGACTTAACTTCTGGGAGACAGGATCTATAAATATTGTGGGACAAGGCAAACGTAATGACTTGGCCATTGTATCGGAGAAAGTTCTTGGAAAAAGATCACTTACAGAAGTTGCTGGTGAACATCCAGAAAGCTTTATCAAGTATCACCGTGGTATCAAAGAATTAATCTTTGTATTAGATGACCCAGCTGCGGAAAGAGAAATGGAAGTAGTATTACTATTTGGAGATCCTAACACTGGCAAATCACATAAAGCTCGTATGTATGCTAAAATGTATGGACCCTACTATACTTTAGGACAACCTAACAATGGAGCTCTATGGTGGGACGGATATAAAGGCGAACTATCAGTACTCATAGACGAGTTCAAAGGATGGATTACACCTACCCAACTAAATGCGATTCTTGACAAATACAAGTTACCGTTAGCTACTAAGGGCGGTACTACGTATGCCCGTTATGAACATGTATTCATAACTTCAAATTTCCCGCCAGAAGAGTGGTACTCTGACAAGGTGATTTGGAATCGCGAAAGTTTATTTCGAAGAATAACTTCCATATATGAATACCGCGGAACGGATCACATAAATAGCATTGTAACAAAACTGAAATAAACTTCCATGTGGGTATTACTTCCGATGTACTCAACACAAGCAAAGCGCAAAAAACGGGTACCATACGGAGCTGGACAAGCAAAGAAGCCATTTCGGGCACCAAGGAGACAACAGACACAAAGCATTATACCTGGATTATTGAGACAACCTAATTCAGAAAAGAAAGTAGTATTCTTTGGCTCCCAAGATCCTATAAATATATCATTAGCATCTAACACTACTGGATCAATAGCATACATCAACCTCATACAAGTAGGATCATCGATGTTCAACAGGATAGGAAGAAAAATAGAGATGAAATCTATTAGACTAAGGGGGGATATAACACAAATGGTACAAACACGAACATCACTACAAATTGATCATGCAAGAATAATGGTTGTATATGATAGACAAACAAATGGTGCATTTCCATCAATATCAGATATTATTCAAGATACAGATCAAGCAGGGGCAAACACAACATCAGCATTAGGAGGATTAAACATGAATAATCGTGAACGATTTGTTACTATTATAGATACTTGTTACACATTACCACAATGTACAAACACTCTTGGAGCATTAACCAATGTTGTACCTAATGGTTTAGACCTACCATGGA